GCGTTCCGAGTACTGTTCATATATCTGCTCCTCCCATCTCTCACGATCCCATCTAGTCGCCAAGGCTAAAATCTCAGGTGCAGGAGTCTTGTCCATGTGCAACACGTCAAACTCTAACTCCCTGAACCCATAATAATCAACATCACTATCCCTGCAGGAATAATCAGGCCTCTTTACTATAATATGCGTCACCGCCAACAGGCAATCCACCTCTACCTCTTCCTCGCCATCCTCCCCGCCGATGTAAAGGTAGGAGGGGATGTAGTCCCAATATAGCTTTGCCTTGCTCATAGCGGCCTCTCTATCAACGCCGCATAGACCTCGTCAGGGACTTCTATCTCGACCATGTTGTCCACCTCACCGCACTCGCCGCAGTACATAATAGGACCGTTGTCCGCGCACCACGGGTCATTAGCACGACGTACCTCGTCTTCAATCTCTAAAAAGCCACACCCGCCGCAGCGGTAAACAAGGCTTTTTTCCTCTGGGTTTGATTCCATTTTGCTATCCTTTCTAGTAATTGTTACTGCGATTAGGGCTTTGTGTGCCTTGGTACGCACTGTTTTTGGTAGTGCAAAGTGTATTTTAGTTTAGGTACAGGGGATTGTGCAAGGGGAATAATGAAGGATAACGGGCCGCGGAGCGAGGATCTTTAGATATAAAAGTAGTAGAAATTGATTTTGTTATGCATTTGGAGGGGTTCCTATAGAAGTTTTTGAGGTCATGATGAAAAAATATTTTTTTTTTGTGAAAATAGACGTAATAGACGTAATGCCGTAATAAGCTAGTGTACATGCGGGTTTTGAGCATTACGTTGACATTACGTATCTATTTTGAAATGTAATAAAAACGATGTAACAGGGAAATAATCAGGGGGGTTTCGCGATATAACTTTTTTTGAAAAAAAAACTACTATGACCCCAAAAAACTCTATAGGAACCCATTTGTTATTGGTTTCATGATTGTTATATTGACACCTGCCTTTTTGGTTGGTATTCTAAGTTTTTCGGGTTAGGGCGTTACTATGATTAAAATTGATCGCAATGTACAGATACCAGAGGCGCGGTCTAATTATCCTTTTGAGGATATGGGCTGCGGAGATAGTATTTTGTTCGTAGAGGAGCGCAGAGCGGCTTCGGCTAGGGTTGCTGCGGTACGCTTTGCTAAAAGACACCGACCTGATTGGGTATTCACTCTGCGAAGGGTAGATGATGGCTGGAGATTGTGGAGAGTCGGATAATGGCGAAGAAACATGTTTGGGCGCTGCCTCCGGTGATTCAACAGAAGTCGGCAAATCGGATGGCTGCAAAAGTGGGCCCGTTGGCGAAGCAAAAGCTTCTAACGCCCAAGCATTGGAAGTTTGTGCAGGAGTATGTTTCTGGGGACGGCAGGGTAACCCTGAAAGAAGCTGCTATTCGTGCAGGCTACAAGCCGTCCAGCGCTTCTGTCATCGCATGGCAGCTGACAAACCCTGATATCAATCCGCATATCGTCGCGGCGATTCAAGCTTACAGGGCAGAACTAGCGTCGAAATACAATACGTCGTATGAGCGGCACATGAAAGACCTGCAGACTATCCGCGATAAGGCGTTGGAGGCTGGAGCCTATGCCGCTGCAGTGCAGGCCGAATATCGGCGTGGGCAGGCCTTAGGCACGATTTACGTCGAAAGAAAAGAAATCAGGCATGGCACTATTGATTCAATGAGCAAAGAAGAGGTTCAGCGCAAGCTAGACGAGCTTAAAAAGCTTTATGGAGGCCCACCTCCTACCGCGTTAATTGATGCGCATACGGGGGCTGTGATAGCTAGTATGGACATGGATAAGGAACCGGAGTTTGTTCCACCCGTAGAAAATCCACCGTTAGACGTGTTTGAAATGGACAGGGATAATGGCGAGGAAGCCTGAAGCGATATTTTCGGACTTTATCCGCGACAATCTGCCGAATGTGGACATATCACGCGTGGAGTCTATAGCTAATCTTGGTTTTCCGGACATGGTCATTGCGGATAGGTCAGGAACTGGAAAAATTGGCTTTTTAGAAAATAAGGTTGTGCAACGTGGCCTTAAAGTGCACCTGCGTCCGCATCAGATATCATTTTTATATCGCCACTGGTTATACGGTTGCCCCGCCTATGTGCTGGTAAAGCATTTGCCTATTGGAAAGAAAAATTCAATAGTTTTTCTCTACCATGGGGGACAGTGCGATGATTTGCTTGCGCAAGGCCTGCGCGTACAGCCTGTTATCAAATGGAAAAGTAATTTAATCGATTGGAAGTTACTAAAAGACTATCTATTGGGAATTGAAAAACCATAGAAAAAATCAATTGGAAATTCTAGCTGGAAACTATAGAATTGTCGTGCTGGATGTGAACAGCAAAACCTAGAAAGGATAGAGAGATGAAAAAACCTAGCGGATACATTATTTACAGGGGCCCGTCATTACTTGACGATAAGCCGATAGTAGTCGTGGCAATTACTGGCAAGTCATCAAACAGCAAAACAGGGGATATGGTTCAGACCTATATTCTTGTCGATAATGAGAAAAGCCCCGTAGAGAGCGCAAAGGCGTTTGACGACGTTTCAGTTTGTGGCGATTGCAAACACCGCCGCGGTTTAGGCGGTTCCTGCTATGTCAATTTAGGGCAGGGCGCTCGAGCAGTGATGGACGGCGTTATTCGTGGAATATACGGTTTAGATGATGGGTATAACGTAGCCACCGCGGTTTTCGGTAGAAAAGTAAGATTAGGAACCTATGGGGATCCGGCGGCGGTTCCTGCTTATGTTTGGGAGGCCTTACTTGCTGGCGCTCACTCGCATACTGGCTATACGCACCAATGGCAAAACGGGAAAGCCGATCATGTTAAACAGTGGTGCATGGCTTCAGTGGATACGCCGAAAGAAGCGGCACTGGCTAAAATGGAAGGCTGGCGCACTTTTAGAGTGAGAGTAGCGGACGGTAGTCCTGAGTTTAGTCACGAGATGAAATGCCCCGCCAGTGCTGAAATGAATAAACGATTAACCTGCGATACGTGCATGGCCTGCAGTGGCGGCACTGATAGCAAAAAGGCTAGCGTCACAATTATTGTGCATGGTTCTCTAAAAAATCGTTTTGCTGCGTCAATGGGGGCCTAATGTTTATTGTGCTTGCGGTAATAATCGTTTTAATTGTAATTATTGATTTAGTTGATTATAAATAGTTCCCCGATAGAAAAAATCAATTAGTCGCGCATTTTTCAATAGACTATTATTAGTCATCGATTCGCCGAATCGATAAAATAGAAAGGATAGATTTATGTGGCAGAAAATTAAACTTGAGCAGGTTGATCCTGAAGCCCTTGGAAGGGAAATTTCTCACACATGCAAGTGGGATGGGCAGGCGATAACGGAAGCTTTTATCGCTGCGTTAACTGACGCTAATTTTCACACTTTCGCGGAGAAAGTGACCGCATTATGGGAGGCCGAAAAATGAACACATACAAAGTGCGGCACGTGGTGCTCTGTGAAGTTCAGGCATGGTCAATAGTGAAGGCCGAGAATTTCGAAGCGGCGCTTGTGGAAGTGGCTAAAATTACAATCCCGACCAGTAGCGGCAATGGGTACTATTACGACCACGAAGTAATAAGCGACCAAGAAATAATTTCCGTTGATGTCGAGCTATCGAGAGATCGTTCCCGATAGAAAAAATCAATTGTACGGACTAACGACAATAGACTATTATTAGTCATCGATTCAACGGAATCGACCAACTAGAAAGGATAGAAAAATGGCACACATGATAGATGAAACAACCGGACGCGCCGCGATTGCCTACACTGGCACAACCCCATGGCATGGACTCGGGCAAGTGCTGACACCTGATTCAACTATTGAACAATGGACTCAGGAGGCGGGTTTAGGGTATACAGTGCTCGAGAGCTTAGTAGAATATAAAACCCCCGCGGTAACAGGGCATCAGGTCTGGCCTGATCGCAAAGTGCTACACCGTAGCGATACGGGCGCGGCGCTTGCTGTAGTTTCAAAGGATTACAGAACAGTCCAGCCCGCGGAAGTTATGGGTTTCTTTCAAAAGCTTTTAGACTTAGGCGGTTTTCAGATGGAAACAGCGGGCGCGTTGTCACAAGGCCGCCGCGTTTGGGCGCTTGCCAGTGTAGGCGAGGGCGCGGAAGTTGTAAGTGGTGACGTTGTTAAACCTTATTTATTGCTCGGCACAAGTTACGACGGCACGATGGCAACCATTGCAAAATTCACAGCGATTCGCGTGGTCTGTAACAATACAATCACGCCTGCGGTGAACAGCACTAGCGACGAAATAAACAAGGGTTATATAAAATCAGCGGTTCGCGTATTGCATAGCGAACGATTTGATGCGGACGCGGTTCGCCTGCAGCTGGGCATTGTCGCAAATCAGTTTGAGCGCTTTATCGTTGAATCGCGGCAGCTTGCGCGGCAGCATATGGTTTTTAATGAGGCTGATTTATTCGTGAAGGAACTATTGAAGCCGTACCATACGGGCAAGCTTGATATCACCGACACAAAAGCTTATAAGCGGGTGATTGAATTGTGGCAAGGGCGCACAATTGGTGCTGATATCCTACGCGCGGCACATGCGAACGGTTCGCGCTGGGGCATGCTAAACGCTGTCACGCAACTAGTCGATCATGAGCGAGGCCGCTCGGATAATACTCGGCTTGAATCGGCGTGGTTCGGCACTGGATCCGCTATTAAAAACCGCGCTTTAGAGTTACTGACCGCTTAGTCAGTTAAGTTATGGTCACAAGTGCGGGTTTTCCCTCTGGGATTACCCGCTTTTTAGTCAATAATCGGAATTAATTTTGCATGTGTAAACCTGCCCCGCGAGCCGCGGTGCTCGGCGCTTGAAACCTGCGGCGGTGCTCGCGGTGCTCGCGGTGCTCGGAACTTGAACCGCGAACCGCGGTTCGCGGTGAAATAGTGCTTGCAATAGTTTCCCGAAAGCGATATTATTGGTTCGTTGGCAGTAGCCAACGATCAACCTAGAAAGGATAGAGAATGTTAGACCTCACATCAAAAGCAATGCTTGCCGCATCGATCCGCCATGGTATGTTCGCGAGCCGCGACACAGTAGACGAGGCGCTGAATTACGCGGTTGAAACAATTCAGCGCTTAACCGTCAATGATGATCGCGCTGCAATGTATACAGCGCTGCACGTCGTAATGAATACCATTGCCGATAAGATTATGGCGCTGCCTGATTCAACCGACCAGCTGCCCGAGCCGCCGCCCGAAGTTCGGATTGATCACGCAGACTTGCCTGCCACTGGTGCAACCAGCTTGCATGACCAGATTGAAGAAATCGTTTTAGCGCAAATCTCGAAGCTGGGCGCATCGATTGATCATAAAATCGAACGCAGAGTAGCGGATGAAATTCGAGAGTGGAACGAGAACACTCAGTTTGATACGATCATCAAAGAATGGTTCGATGATAACGTCGACATCGAAGACAGCGTCAAAGAACATATCGAAGACTATGACTTCGAGAACATAGTTACGAACGTAGTCAGTGAAATGACTTTTAGTCTTAATAAGTAATAGTTGACACTGCCCTCGGGCAGTGTATAATTTCTCTGTGGCATTAATCAATGCCACATAACCTAGAAAGGATAGAAAATGTCTAAGACCAAATCAGTTCGCACAGTGACCCTCGGATGGGAAGAGTTCGTCATTCCAGCTGGAATGACCGAGGCGCAGGTTATCCTGTTAGTGGGACAGCTGGCTATGCTGGATAGAATATCCAGCACTGGCACTAAGGACTATAAGCACAGCTTCTACTATTACAACGATAAGCAAACTGTGAGAGTAACGCAGCGCGAAGTGTATGCAGATCAGGCTGCAGCGGCTGCAGCCAAGGAAGCTTACGACGCAGCGCTGCCCGAGCCAGAGACAGCGACCAGTTAACCTAGACTATCGGGCCTCGCGGCCCGATAGATATTCTTTACTTGACATTAGCTAGGCCTAGGCCTAGCTAATAACCGCTCCCCGCCGCCGCCCATCACTGACTGTTGCGTATCTGCAACCACTCCCGTTCCGGGGCGCGCACGGTGTTGCCTTTTGCGCGCCCCGGAGGGGCGAAAGAGCTGTCTGTTCTTTATAGGGGGAGGGCCATAACTGCACCCGTTCTGCTCAGGTCTACCCTTCGCTCTGTTTTTGCCAAACAAATACATCTTGGATACTTGACCCCTTTCCATAAACACCCCCCTTCATTTGTAAAACCCGTACGGGGGGTGTATATTAATAAATTATGAAACCTGAAGACATTGAAGCGGAAAGATTACGCCTCGAGCTCCGGCTCTCGCTCCTCGAAGCGCGGGACAAGGCCACTACTGAGTTCTTGGATTTCTGTAAATACGTGTGGCCTGAGATCATTATCGGGGAACACCATCGTCGCATTGCTGCGGCGTTGGATCGTGTTGTCGCTGGCAAATGCAAACGCCTGATGATCGCGATGCCCCCGCGCCACGGAAAAAGCCAGATGGGCAGTTATTTATTTCCTGCCTATTTAATGGGGAAGTTGCCACAAAGTAAACTTATTGTGGGCTCCCACACGGCTGAGTTAGCACAGCGTTTTGGTAGGATGATTAGAAACCTTGTCGAGGACGAGCGGTACATGGAGTTGTTCCCTGACACCAAGCTTTCTGTTGACAGCAAGGCTGCCGGACGGTGGAACACGAGCCAAGGTGGTGAGGCGTTTTTTATTGGTAAGGGCGGCGCGATGACGGGCCGTGGCGGTGATATCATTATTTTGGATGACATCTTGGATGAGCAGGATGCTATTTCTGATACCGCTATGGAGAACACGTGGGAATGGTATACGTCTGGTCCACGTCAGCGATTGCAGCCGAACGGTTCCATCATTGTTATCAACACAAGGTGGAAGACCGACGATTTATCCGGGCGATTACTTCGCCAGCAGGGACAATTAAAGAGCGACCAGTGGGAGGTTTTAGAGTTTCCTGCGATCCTCCCGAGCGGCAACCCTTTGTGGCCCGAATACTGGCAACTTGAGGAGCTTGAAAAAGTCAAGATGTCCATTGGCTTGAAGAAGTGGAACGCCCAATGGCAGCAACAACCAACGAACGATGATGGTGCGATATTAAAACGCGATTGGTGGCGCAGGTGGCAAAAGGAAGAACCGCCTAGCTGCAGCTATATCATTCAAACATACGACACGGCCTACTCCAAGAAGGAGACGGCGGACTTCTCGGTCATCGCAACGTGGGGCGTGTTCCGTCCTTCTGCTGACTCTGGCCCTAATTTAATTTTGTTGGCGGTGAGGAAAGGGCGGTGGGATTTTCCTGAGCTAAAGCGGATTGCCAAGGACGAGTACAGGTATTGGAATCCGGATAGCGTGTTGATAGAAGCCAAAGCTACGGGTACTCCGTTGCAGCATGAGATGAGGAAGATGGGTATCCCTGTGACGATGTACTCACCCGGTGGGCGCAGAACAGGGCAGGATAAAGTGAGTCGTGCGAACGCTGTGGCTCCCATGTTGGAGTCAGGGATGGTGTGGTATCCGGAGGATGAGGAGTTTGCTCAGGATTTGGTGGAGGAGTGCGCCGCGTTTCCTAATGGTAGTCACGATGACCAAGTAGATGCAACCATTATGGCTTTGATGCGATTTAGGCAAGGTAACTTCATATCGTTGGAGGATGACGATGATGAAGAGAAAGAGGTTGTGGATACAAAGGTTGAGTATTATTGATAAAAAGGGTGGTGTATGGTAGCGTAACGGCATTCTTTTCACGGGCCGCGAGCAATCCTACACCATGGACCAAACCATTCAAACCCTTCAAGACAAGATTCGTGCAGCGGCTGCAGATCGGGGTATTGATCCTGACGTTGCGTTACGTATTGCCAATGCGGAGAGTACGCTTAGCAATGCAGCAAAGAATACCCGCTCCTCGGCCCGCGGTCTATTCCAGATTATTGATAGCACGTGGAAGAACTTTGGTGGGGATCCTACCAAGCGTGATGATGTCGATGAGAACATCCGTGTTGGGTTGAATGTTATCTCTGGCAACAGGGATTCGTTCTTAAAGCGGTTTGGTAAGGAACCCAGTAAAGAGCAGTTATATAGCATGCACGTCCTCGGGACAGGGGACGCGTTCAAGGTATTTAGTGCCAAGGACGATGCGGCTATAAAAAATATAGTTCCCAAAAAGGTAATAAAGTCTAATCCGTATATGGAGAAGATGAGTGTAGCGGACTTTTTGGATTTCACTCAAGCCAAGATGGCGAAAAAGGGGACGGTGACACCGAGTGCTACCGTTGTGGCAAAAACGGAAGCTCCTGTGCCCATGCCGCAAGCTCCTAAGGAGACGATGAAGCAATCGCCGAGTAAGATGCCTTCTTCGCGGACCGTGGACCTCCCAACAGCAACCAACCCAACCGCACCTCCAATGAACAGGGATTTGTTGGCAAGCCTTGGCCCCAGCTATCAGGCAGCATTAGGTGCGATATCTTTGGCGGATTCGGCGGAGGATGATGACGATGAGGCGTTGGCAGAGAGGTATGCAGAGCGGTTCGCGGATCAAGGTAATGAGGTAGTGCCATCTACGCTGGGAGATATCCAGTTATCTTACGCGTCACCGTTTGAGGAGCCAGCCCCTGTGCAGATGGCTACAGGCGGGGAAGTGGGTGTGCAGAAAATGGCGTTTGGCGGATTGCCATACAAGCCTTCTGCGCTTATTCCTTCTAGGGTAAAGAATCAAGTAGGTCAAGCGCAGGCGGATTTGGATGCATACAACCAGCAGGTGGGTTCGTACAATGCGCAGATGGAAGATTATAAGCGTCGTGTAGAGGACTACAACAACCAGATCAATGCGTATAACGAGCAACGAAATCAGTACCTATCATCGTACATAGGTGGAGAAAATCCTACTGTTTATATTAGTTCGCGAGGCAAGTACAGTCCGGCTATTGGTAAGGGGTCCGTGATACCTGTTGGGGCAAAAGATATAAGTGTTACCCCATACGGCACAGTGCCCGGTCTTAAACTCCCCGGCTATCTCATTCGTCAAGGTGAGTACAGAAGTCTGTCGGAACCGAGGGCCCCGGGCAACGCTCCGGGCGGCGAGCCTACCGCTCCTGTCCAGCCTAATATCGGTGCAACGCAAGCATCTGTGGAAGCGGCTAAGGCAAAACAGCGTCGCTTGCAGTTGACGTACGATGTGATGGAAGATCCTGAGAGATTTAATCTGTCGATGCCAGCCTTGTTTGCTGAAGGCGGGGTAGCGTCTGCGTCGGATATGTTGAAACAATTAAAGCAAGCGGTTGTCCCTGCACAGATTCGCACGTTCATTGAAACAGTAATGATGAATAAAGAGGACAGAGCAGGTCGTCCCATTACTGAAAAAGATTTCAGTGAGTCGGAGCTGCGTCAGATATTGGATACCATTGGGTTGGCACGTAAGAATAGAACAGCAGAGAATCGGTACAACGACAACTACAAACCCTCTGCAAAAGAGCAGAAGGAAACGGATGAGTTGTTTAAGAAAGCCTTTGGCACAAATGATGCTGCGCTACAGCTTCAACGCGAGAAACGCCAAGCGGAAAAGGATTACTTCCAATCTGGCAAGGGTACAGTGAACTACATGGACTATCCCGGATTTACGTCGGGCTTACGTGACACCACTGTCTCAGGTAAAGGCGCTATTCGTAATACGCTGGGACGTTTTGTCTATGAGACATTGCCGGATGGTCGGATACGGGTGAAGGATACGTACGATTTTAAAGATGATTTGGTAACGGAGTTGGGTCAGCGCCCAAGTGCTGCGTACAAAGATATGGGAACAATGGGTAAGCTAGGAACAATCCTAGTAGATACATTGAATAACCCAATGGATTTGCAATCAGAAGAAGGTGGAACGAAAGTGGGTAGGGCCACTTTGCCTAGCCGCGTTGGCAGCGCCTTCATTGGTCAAAATGGCAGACCCGTGGATATCACATTGGATCCTCGTGAGTTGATGCCCGGTTATGCTGGCTATGCACATGGGGGTCCCGTGCATCGTGCCGATGGTTCCCCTATTTATGGCGAGATCCCCGATTCAGGTCCCATTACTGCTGACACACGTGCAGCGATGTCCAACTTCCAAGTGCCTAATGCGCGTGAAGCGTTGGCAGCGTTGAAGAAGATTTATGGTGAGGGTGTATCTAACGCGGAGTCGTTAGTGCGTGGCTCTCTTGCCGCGGTCCCCGGTACATTTGGCGATATCGGTCAAGAGTTTGATATACGTGGCTTGCGTAATTTACCAACTACTGAGCAGTTGTTGAAAAAGTATCCACAACGGATGACGCAACCTACTGCAGAAACAGCTAAGTTTGAAGAGGTGGGGCAGTACATGCCGCCTCCTATTCCTCCTGCGGCTGTCAGTGGTACGGCTAAGGCAATGATGAAGGGATTGAAGGAGTCGGGTCCGCAGGTGGAAAGCATCATGCGTAAGATTGCTCCTGCTGCAGAGCCGTTTAATATTGTCCGTCCAACGGGTGGTGAGTTTGCAACGGTCAAGTCAATGAGTGAAGCGCCTATCTCTCGGTTTGATAGCACTCTTGCAAAGTTGTTTGAATCGCGGTCCGATCCTCAATATGCGTCAGTAAATAAATTCTTTGATACAAAATTTAGAGATTATTTTAAAAAGCAAGCAGGTAGTGTGTCCGATCCAGTGCGTGAAGGATTGATTAGCGGCAAGATAAAGATACCTAAGGATTCTCAGTTAGAGGAGATGTTCCCAGAGGCGTTGATTAAAGCAGCGCGTGATGGGGACCTTACTGCGATGAAGCTAATTGAAAAGCAATTAGATGAAGCCACAAGTATCAAATCGTACAAGAAATCGGATGTGCGTGAATATGATTCTGATGTATTGGCTTCAAATGAAATGCGTTCAGCTATTTTGCAGCAGATGAAACGCAATCCAGATATTATTCCTGATGCTATGTTGCTGCGTCTTGCTAAAAAGAATGCATCTAACTTGTCTCCAGAAAAAGCAGCCCAAACAGTAGCCGATATTCGTGCCAAATTAAAAGCTAATCCAGAATTATTCTCTACAGTGTATGAAGAGAAGATTATGCGAATGATGCCGGAAAAACTAACGGAAGTGATTACTCCAGAGTATATGGAGAAATACCCATCGCTATACGGTAATGTTAAAAATATCTTTGACTCACGCCAAGGCATCATGGCATTAAAAGGAGCGGCTCCCGTTTTGGATGTGGAGAGTTCCCCTAGGTTGTTTGGTATGACGCTTACTCGAATGCATGAGTTAATGCAGCGCTTACCTGCAAAAGAGTTAGAGCGCATGGATGTACCTACTGTGTTGAATAAGGTTATTCAACTAGACAAAGTAAGTAATGAGGTAGCTGGTTATGCTAACCAAGCAGAGAAGTTTATTTCTGCAGGCAAAGCTGTTCCAGAAAAACTAACTACGTATGGTACAAAACCATTTACCGCAGCAGATGAGCAAGGTTTTATGTGGCGTGAGATAACAGAGCCAGATGCAGCAGCTATTCAGGGTAAGTTATTAGGTAACTCTATTGGTGGGTATGCAAGACCCGGATCGTATGGCAGTTTGTCAAAGGGTCGCACTGCTATAGATAACGGTGAGGTTAGGTTGTTTGGCTTGTACGATAAAAATAATCAGTTGATGACTAACGTAGAATACGTTACTAATAAAGCAGAGACGTTGAAAAATAGTATTCCACAGTTTTATGGCAATGGCCCTGCAACAGGCAATGTGTCGCCAGATAATTTTGTTCCGCAAGTTGTAGAACTGATTAACAAATTAAATCCAGATAACATTCCCCCCTCAATTAAACAATTGTTGAGAGACAATGGAATATCCATTACAAAGTAAGGAAGTACTATGCCGATAGATCGTAATGAGAGCCTGCCATCAGGCAACATTGATATTGAAGTGTCTGCACTAGAGGACATGCCTGACGTTGAGATTGAACTTGACGAGGAAGGTGGCGTTACTGTCAACATTGGCGAAGAGGATGACAAAGAGCTTGGCTACGAAGCTAATCTAGCAGAGATACTTCCTGAAGAGGTGCTGTCTAAAATATCGGATGATTTGGTGTCGCTATTTGAGGCAGATAAGTCTTCCCGTGAGCAGTGGGAAAAGATGTACAGCGATGGTTTAGAGCTTCTTGGTACGACTATGGAAGAGCGCACTAAACCATTTAAAGGCTCGTCTGGTGTATTTCATCCTATGCTGCAAGAGTCAGTAGTACAGTTCCAAGCACAAGCATTAAAAGAATTGATGCCGTCAGACGGCCCTGTGCGTACACAGGTGCTGGGCAAAGAGACGCGTGAAAAGGTTATGCAAGCGGTACGCGTCAAGGATTTCATGAACTATGAGATCACAACAGAGATGCAAGAGTACACGCCTGACTTTGATCAGCTGTTGTACTACGTAGGCTACGGCGGATCCGCTTTTAAAAAGGTTTACTACGATCCAAGCCTAGGCCGTATGGTCAGCCCATTGGTATTGCCTGATAATTTGTATATTCCATACAATGGCTCAAGCGTCATGAGCCGTTGTGAGCGGATCACGCACCGTATTCCTATGTCTACGAATGCGTATCGCAAGGCAGTAGTAGCGGGTCAGTACCTTGATATAGCAGAGGCAGAGGTTGATCAAGAAGCAACGCAGATACAGGAGTCGTTAGACAAGGTAACTGGCGTATCTCCCGCAGGCGAAGAGGAAGAGATGTCGTTGCTGGAGTTCCATGTTGATTATGACTTGCCCGGATTTGAAGATTTGGGTAAGGATGATGAGCCCACAGGCATAAAGCTACCGTACGTCATAACTTTGGATGAGGTATCTGGTCAGGTTGTTGGCGTTCGTAGAAATTGGAACGAAGACGACGATAAGACGACTCGTAAGGAATATTTTATACATTACCTGTTAGTCCAAGGCCCCGGCTCGTATGGTTTGGGCTTTTTGCACCTGATGGGTGGGTTGACCAAGTCGGCTACATCGTCGCTGCGTCAATTGATTGATGCGGGTACGTTCTCTAACCTTCCTGCAGGCTTTAAAGCTAAGGGTGCGCGTATTGAGAATGATGATGTGCCTATTCAGCCGGGTGAGTGGCGAGATATGGATGCGGGTGGTATGGAACTTACCTCGTCTATGCTGCCATTGCCGTACAAAGAGCCTAGCCAGACGTTGTTTGGGTTGCTGGGATTCTGCGTGGATGCGGGTCGTCGCATTGCATCGATCACTGATTTGCAGGTAGGCGACAGTAACCAGAATGCCGCGGTAGGTACAACCATTGCGCTGTTGGAAAAAGGCTCGATGGTAATGTCGGCGGTGCATAAGCGTTTGCATTACAGCCAGAAGATGGAATTCCAATTGCTGGCAAAAGGCTTTGCAGAATACTTGCCAGATGAGTATCCGTATGATGTACCGGGCGAAAGTCGCAAGATCAAGCGTTCTGATTTTGATGACCGCATTGATATTCTGCCGGTATCTGACCCTAATATTTTTTCTGTGGCCCAGCGTATTACGATGGCACAGACTCAGTTGCAGTTAGCCCAGAGTGCTCCGCAGATGCACAATATGTACGAGGCTTATCGCCGTATGTATGAGGCAATTGGCGTAAGAGATATCGATGGATTACTGAATAGTCAACAAATTGACAAGCCAAAAGACCCAATGAGTGAAAACTCACAGGCGTTGGATGGTTCGCCATTGAAGGTATTTGCTGGTCAACAGCATGATGCGCATATTTTGTCGCATTTGCTGTTTGGGCTGTCTCCTTCGGTGGCTGCAATGCCAAATGTTGTAGTAAATCTGCAAAAACACCTGTCAGAGCACGTCAAAACCAAGGCGGAAGAGTTTGTTGAGGCTCAGTTGTTCAGGGAATATGGCGTGGATCCGGACAAACTGGTGTCTCCGCTGCAGCGTGAGGCAATGATTGCATTGAAAGCAGCTGAGTTTTATCAAGAAGCTAAGGCTTTGCAGGAACAGTTGTCTGGCGCTAACCAGCCGCCTAATGATCCATTGATCGAACTAAAGAAACAAGAGCTTGCGCAGTCCGCGCAACGTGATCAAGCCAAGATTGCTACGGATCAGGCACGTCTTACATTAGATCAGCAGCGTGAAAACAACGATATGGTGGTTGATCAAGCTAGATTGCAGCAGTCTATGCAAACGGCTAAGGAAAGAAACGCCGTAACGCTAGTCAAGGGGAATAAAAATGTCCAATAGAAAACCAAATTTGGTGAAAATGTCCCAACAACGGACTGTAAAACCTAAAAAGGTTCCACGTGAAACAATTGGGGAACCACGTCCTACCTTTGTTTACAAGAAAGATGCATTTAAAAAAGTAAAAATTACATAATTTTAGTGTCTTTGTACAAATAAACATGCATAATATGCATGTAGCCTTCGGATAGGGCCTGTACTATCTGCGTTCTTGGAGTAATTCCATGCTTGAGTTCACAGAAAAAGTGTTACACGAACTTCGTTCGCTTAAAAAGCAAACGGAGGACATCATCTTGGGTGGTGGTGTTCGTGACATGGAACAATATAAGTTCCTACAGGGTCGTCTAGAGGGGTACAAGTTTGTCGAAGAGAAGATTGCGAGTCTTCTTAAAAACACCTTCATAGATTAAAGGACCCTTATGACAGCAAATGCATTAGAAGAGAAGTGGGCGAAGGAAAAGGAAGAAACAGGTCCTACCCTAGATGATGCCTATACCCATGACGGCAGTCTTGTCGTAGAAAACATTGACGAGTCTGTTGTTGATCGCATTCCACAGCCTACGGGTTGGCGGATCGTTGTCCTCCCTTATCGTGGTGCAGAAAAGTCAAAAGGCGGTATTGTTTTGGCGGATCAGACACGTGAACGCCAGCAATTGACTACGGTTTGTGGCTATGTGTTAGCGGTAGGCGGCTTGGCGTATCGGGATGAGGTTAAATTTCCTAATGGCGCATGGTGTAAAAAGGGCGATTGGGTAATTTTTGGTCGCTACGCGGGTGCGCGTATTGGCTTAGACGGCGGCGAAATTCGTATCCTTAACGATGACGAAATTTTAGCCAATATAAACAACCCAGAAGACATTCTGCATATGTGAGGTAAGTTATGGCTAATTCAGTACCTGATTCACAGTTGGAATTTAATTTAGGGGATGGCGAAGTAGAGACTTCGGTATCCGTAATGGAAGAGGAAGAAGAAAACCAAGGTTCTGCTGTCGAAACAGAGCAGCAGTCTTCTTCTGTGATAGAAGAACCAGAACAAGAAACCTCTCACAAAACAGAGCTGGATACTGTTAGTGACGCTGTTCAAAAGCGTATTTCCAAATTAACCGCAAAAATGCGGGAGGCGGAACGCCGTGAACAGGCAGCTTTGGAATATGCTAGGGGAATCCAAGCACAGGCTAATGAGTTGCAAACTAGGTTAGTTCAGACAGATAACAGCAGGCTGTCAGAGACTAAGACTAGGATGGATACCCAGCAAGCTACCCTTCGTGCCATCATCAAAAGAGCGCGGGAAGAGGGGGATATTGATACCGAGACAGAAGCGCAGGAAAAACTGTCGGACTTATCGTATGAGCAACGACGTATTTCTGAGTGGATGGCTCAACAGCAGCATCAGCAAGAACAGCAGCAACAGGCACAGCCGCAGCCACAACAACAATACCAACAACCACAACAGCAACCTAGGCAAGCCCCACAGGCTGCACCTCCTAGCCCAAAAGCGGAAGAATGGGCTGCTAGAAATGAGTGGTTTGGTAAAGATCGTGTTCTAACGTATGCTGCGTGGGGAATTCATCAGTCTTTGACTGAAGAAGAAGGAATTGACGCAGATACAGACGAGTACTATACTGAATTAGATAACAGGTTACGTTCGGAGTTCCCTCAGAAACTTCAACCTTCTGTTCAAACTAACAGACAACGGAATACCGTGCCATCCGTTGCCCCTGCTACCCGTAGTTCTGGGATAAATAGTGCACGTCGGACGGTGAGATTATCACCAAGTCAAGTTGCTATCGCAAAAAAACTCGGCGTTCCTCTTGAGGAATATGCCAAATATGTGAAGGATTAAATCATGGCTGACCAGAAACTTACTATCGACCGCGCTCCTCGCAC